TACCTCGGAAGAATACGCAGGCCGTTCGCGAGGCCCCCCTGCTTTGGAGCGGCGATATGTAATCCACGCGCACGCGCGAGCAGACGGCAAAAATCACGCAAAAAGGAGGCGTTTTCTGTGGCGAATCAGCGGGAAAAGACCAAAGAACAGCGGATCCGCGCGGAGAAAGCGCGCCTGAAAAAGCTTTACCGGAATCTGCCGAAGGAAGCGGCCGGGACTGTCGCGGGCCTCATCGATCAGGCGGCCTTTATGCGCATCGAGTGCGAGGACATGGCGGACGATCTGCGGGAAAACGGCTGGACGGAGAAATTCCAGCAGTCGGAGCGGCTGGAGCCGTATGACCGCGCACGGCCAATCGGGCAGGCGTACAACTCGACGAACGCGAACTACCAGAAGATCATCAAGCAGCTCACGGCGCTCCTGCCGAAGCCGGACACCGCGCCAAAGCAGGAGGACGACGGCTTTGCAAGCTTTGTCCGGGAGCGTGACGAGGAATGAAACTCACGCGATACCCGGCGACCTACAACCCCATCCTCGAATACTGGGGCGCGATCCAGTCCGGACGTGAAACGGTGAGCCTCAAGGTGCAGAAGACCTACAGGCATGTGGTCGCGCAGCTTGAAAAAGCGGATTCCGAGTTTTATTATTCCCCACGCCGGGCAAACCACGTCCTCGAATTTTTTGAAAACTACTGCCACCACTCCAAGGGCAAGGCGGGCGGACAGCTTGTCAAGCTGGAGCTGTGGGAAAAGGCGCTGCTGGCGACGATCTTCGGTTTTATCGATATCGAGGGAAACCGGCAGTACCGCGAGGCCATCCTCATCGTCGGCAAGAAGAACGGCAAATCGCTGCTGGCCTCCGGCGTCGGCCTGTATTTGCAGACGGCGGACGGTGAAGCTGGCCCGGAGGTCTACGCCGTGGCCACCAAGCGAGACCAGGCGAAGATCATCTGGCAGGAAGCAAAGCGGATGGTCAAGAAGTCCCCGGCGCTCTGCCGCCGGATGCGCAGTCTGGTCGCTGAGCTGGATAGCGATTTTAACGACGGCGTTTTCAAGCCGCTGGCCTCTGACAGCGACACCCTTGACGGCCTCAACATCCACGGGGCCATGATGGATGAGATACACCAGTGGAAGAGTGGGCGCGCCCTGTATGATATCATCGCCGACGGCGTGACGGCCCGTGAGCAGCCGCTGATTTTTATCACATCCACGGCGGGCACCATCCGCGAGGATATCTACGACGAAAAATACGAAGAGGCCGAGCGCATCATAAACGGCTATGAGGATCCGGACGGGTACCATGACCCGCGCCGGATTGCGTTTATTTACGAGCTCGACAAGCGCAGCGAGTGGACGGACCCGGACTGCTGGAAAAAAGCAAATCCGGGCCTCGGGACGATCAAGTCCTACACGGCGCTGAAAGAGCGGGTCGAGCGGGCGGAGAAAAACCCGGCCCTCGTCCGAAACCTCGTCTGCAAGGATTTCAACATCCGCGAAACGTCCTCCGAAGCCTGGCTCAATTTTGAGCAGCTGGACAATCGCGACACCTTCCAGCTCGACAGGGAAAACCGCCGCCTGATCTGGCAGCATTACATGGCGGACGGGAATGTGCAAGAGCGCGTCCTGTCCTACCCGCGATACGGCATCGGCGGCGCGGATCTATCTAAGACCACCGACCTGACGGCGGCGAAGGTGCTGTTCCAGGTGCCGGAGCTGCCGGAGATCCTGTTTGTGCTGCAGATGTACTGGCTGCCGCAGGATCTCTTGGAAAAGCGCGTCACGGAGGACAAGATCCCATACGACAAGTGGAATGAGCGCGGGCTGCTCAGATTGTCAGAGGGAAACAAGATCCGCTATGAGGACGTCAAGGCATGGTTTGTCGAGGTGCAGGAAGACCTCGATATTTTTATACCCTTTATCGGCTATGATGCGTGGTCGGCGTCTTACTGGACGGACAGCATGGCGGACTACTTTGGAGCAGAGGCCATGATCCCCGTGCATCAGGGCGTGAAAACGCTTTCCGAGCCGATGAAGCGCTGCGGGAACGATCTGGAGTCCAAGCGGATCGTCTACAACAACAACCCGATTGACAAGTGGTGCATGGCAAACACCGCCTACGACGAGGACAAAAACGGCAATATCCAGCCGCACAAAACGAGCAAGTCCACGCGCCGCATTGACGGAACGGCGGCCCTGCTCGACGCCTACACGATCTACGATCAGAAGCAGGCGGAATACACCAGTATGCTCTAGGAGTGAGACAATGGGATTTTTTAAAAACCTCCTGACGAATATTACGACGACCAAGCGCGTCTCGACCGTCCAGATGGTGCAGGAGCGCGGGAATGGCTTTTACAGCTACAACGGCAAAATGTATCAGTCCGATATCGTCCGCGCCTGCATCCGGCCAAAGATCAAGGCAATCGGCAAGCTGACGGCAAAGCACATCCGGGAGACCATCACCGCCCAGACGCGGAAGATCGCCGTCAACCCGGAGCCGTACATCCGCTTCCTACTCGAAGAGCCGAACCAATACATGACCGGCCAGCTGCTGCAGGAGAAGCTGGCCGCGCAGCTAATCCTCAACAACAACGCGTTTGCCGTGATCCTGCGGGATGAAAACGGCCTGCCGAACGCCATTTTTCCAGTCGCGGCCATGCAGGCAGACGCTGTCTATGACGCGGGCGGGAATTTGTATCTGAAATTTTACATGCAGAACGGCAATGTGCTGACGTTTGCATACGACGATGTGATCCACCTGCGCGGGGATTTTTACGAAAACGACATTTTCGGCGACCCCATTGCTCCGGCCATCGTGCCGCTGATGGAGATCGTCACAACGACGGATCAGGGCATCGTCAAGGCCATCCGAAACAGCGCCGTGATTCGCTGGCTGCTGATGTTCGCCGCGTCCATGCGCCCGGAGGACATAAAGCAGCGCGCGCAGGACTTCGCGGACAGTTTCCTGAGCGTGACTAACGGCACGGGCGTTGCAGCAGTAGACGCAAAGGCAGAGGCGAAGCAGATTGACCCCAAGGATTACGTCCCGAACGCAGCCCAGATGGACAAAACCACGCAGCGCATCTACGCTCTGTTTAACACAAACCCGCATATCGTCACGTCCATCGCGACGGAGGACGAACAGAGCGCGTATTTTGATGCCGAGATCGAGCCGGTGCTGAAGCAGCTCAGCGGCGAGTACACCCGCAAGCTATTCTCCAGGCGCGAGCGCGGCTGCGGGAACCGCATCGTATTCGAGGCCTCCGCGTGGGACTTCGCGTCGACCTCGACAAAGCTGAACCTTTTGCAGCTGGTCGACCGAGGCGCGCTGACGCCGAACGAATGGCGGCGCGCATTCAACCTTGCACCTGTAGACGGCGGAGACAAGCCGATCCGCAGGCTGGACACGCAGCCGGTCGACCGGAACACCACGCAGAAAGGAGATGAAACCACATGAAAATCAGCATTCGCGGGCCCATCGTATCCAGCAATCAGCACCGCTTCTATCAGTTTTACGGAATGGAGGCGACGAGCCCGAGATCCGTAGCGGACGAGCTTGCCAAGGGAAACGGTGAGCGGGCCGAAGTTGAGATCAATTCCGGCGGCGGTGAGATCTTCGCCGCGAGCGAGATCTACACCGCCCTGCGAAGCTACGCCGGCGGCGTCCACATCCGCATTGTAGGACTCGCAGCCTCGGCCGCGTCCATCATCGCCATGGCGGGCGAGTCGGAAATGACGCCAACCGGCATGATGATGATCCACAACGTTCAGACCAGAGCCGACGGCGACTACCGCCAGATGGAGCACACCGCCGGTGTCCTGCGCGACGCCAACCACGCCATTATCTCGGCCTACGTCGCCAAGACCGGCAGGCCGGAGGCGGAGATCGCCGCCATGATGGACGCCGAAACATGGATCACAGCGGAGCGGGCCGTAGAGCTCGGCCTCGTCGACCGCGTGATGCAGCCGGATACCGGCCAGAAGCCGCTGGCGGCGGACTTCTACTCCGGCATGCTCAGCGAAGACGCGCTCCGGCGCGCGGAAAACTTTTTAAAAGGTCAGGCCGCAGAGCCTGATTTTTTTATGCCCGAACGGGCGCAGGCAGAAGCAAAACTGAAATTTTTAAAACTCAAAGGAGAATTAAAATGACGAAGGAAATTTACAACATCCAGCGCCAGAAGCTCATGGACGACGCCCAGAAGCTGCTGGACGAAGGCAAGACCGCAGAGGCACAGGCCAAGATGAAGGAAGTCGAGGCCCTCGACGCCAAGTTTGAGGAGGAAGCCAAGATTCAGGCAAACCTCAACGCCCTTGCGGGCCAGAAGGTCGCGGCCCCGGCTGCGGCGGCACAGTCCATCGACCTGTCCGGCACGGCGAAAACTCCGGACGTGCTCGACCGGTACGACACCGACGAGTACAAGAAAGCCTTTATGAACTACGTCCTGACCGGCAAGAAGATCCCCGCAGAGCTGACCAACGTGGACGCCAACACCAAGACCTCCGACGTCGGCAGCGTCATCCCGACGACCACGCTCCAGAAGATCTACGAGAAGATCGAAGCGATCGGCATGATCCTGCCGCGCGTGACGCACACGTCCTACAAGGGCGGCGTGACCGTCCCGACCAGCTCCGCCAAGCCGACGGCATCCTGGGTGGCCGAGGGCGCAGGCTCCGACAAGCAGAAGAAGGCGCTCGGCTCCATCACGTTCGCCTACCACAAGCTGCGCTGCGCGATCTCCATGTCGCTCGAGGTCTCCATCGTGACCTACCCGATGTTTGAATCGCAGTTTGTCGCCAACGTGGCCGAGGCCATGGTCAAGGCCGAGGAACAGGCCATCATCAGCGGCTCCGGCTCCGGCCAGCCGAAGGGCATCACAAAGGAAACCGTTGTGACCGGCCAGAACATCAACATTGCCGCCGCGACGACCGCGCTGACCTACAAGGATATCACAGCGGCAGAGGCGGCGCTGCCGCAGGCCTACGACGCGGGCGCGGTATGGTGCATGACGAAGAAAACGTTCTTCGAGCAGATTGTTGGCATGGTCGACAGCGACGGTCAGCCCGTCGCCCGCACCAACTACGGCACAAACGGAAAGCCGGTTTATTCGCTCTTTGGCCGCGAAGTCGTCCTCGTCGGCGATTATCTGCCGTCCTTTGCCGCAAGCGTGACCGCAGACACGATTTTTGCCTTTATCTTCGATTTCAAGGACTACCTCTGGAACGAAAATCTGGGCATGACTTTCCGCCGCTACACAGACAACGCGACCGACGACGAGGTGACTGTCGCGCTGGCACTTGTCGATGGCAAGTGTGTCGACACGAACAGCCTCGTCACGCTGACCAAGAAGAAAGCCTAACGACGCGCGGCCAACAGGGAGGGATAACCAATGGCTTTGATCAACGTTGCAAAAACCGCCCTGCGGCTGACCACAAACGCCCTTGACGACGAGCTCAAAGACGAGATCGACGCCTGTCTCATGCGCCTGCACCTTGCGGGCGCAGAGGGAGCGGACGAAGATCCGCTGGTCAAGGACGCCGTCCGCGCCTACGTCCGCTGGCAGCATGATTTCTGCGGCCGGGGCGAGGAATGGAAGACCTGCTTTGCAGATATCCGCGACGCCATGGGACTCTCGGACGATTACCGGGCAGTCCCGGCCAGCGGCGGAACAGGAGGCGCGTGCTGTGATCTTTGATACGCAAATCACGCTGCGCCTGCTCTCCTACCCCATCGTAAACGGCCAGACGGCGGAAAAGCTCGAACGCGAAACCACCGTCTGGGCTGCTCGCAAGTCCGTAAACCGCGCCGAGTATTATCAGGCCGCGCAAGCCGGCAAGCGCACGGACGCAATTTTCCGCATGCACAGCGCGGAATACGGCGGCGAGCAGCAGCTCGTCTGCGGCTCCGACGTCTTTGACGTCGTCCGCAGCTACGGGCAGGAAACGGAGGAAATCGAGCTGACCTGCAAACGGAGGGACGGCGCATGATGATCTATGAGGCGCTGGCAGATCTGGGAGTTCCGGTCTGCCACCCGCCCTACAAGGGCGCGGAGGAAACCTACATCACCTATCAGCTGCTCGGCCAGTCCGGGCAGCTCTACGCCGAGGGCGGCGAGGCCGAGACCGGCGTGCAGTACGCCGTTTCCATCTTTGCCGAGGGCTTTGCCGCCGGGCTTTTAAAGCGCGTAAAAGCCGCGCTGGAGGCCGCTGGCTACATTGCTACCGTCGACATGGAGACATACGACAAGGAGACGGGCCGCACGCAGATCGCGCTCATCGCCGAAACGGAGGGCGCGGAATATGGCTAAGATCTCGTTTTCAGGCACGGATGAGCTCATGGCGACGCTCCAAAAGGCCGACGCATTTGACGACGAAACGCAGCAGGAGCTTTTATACGCCGCCGGGGATATCATCGTCGAGGAACTGCAAAATGCCGTCCGGGCGAGCGGGTTCCGCACGGAAGCCTACGCCTCCAGCGTGAAATACCGCAAAACCATCAAGCAGGACAAAAACGGAGATCCGTATATCACTATCACGGCAGTCGGCAAAAACGAGAACGGAACGCGCAGAGCGACCGTGCTTTTTGTTTTGAATTACGGCCGCCATGAGCAATACGGAAAAATCGAAGGAACATACTTCTGGACGAAGGGTGTCCGCAACGCAAAAAAGCGCGTCGACGCGGAACTCGAAAAAATCCTCACACAAAAGCTGAAAGAAAGGGGCCTATTGTAAATGCCTAGTTTTGACTTACGCGGCATCCGGGCGGGAAAGTATAAAAACACGTCCGGCACCGTGACCTACACAGAGCCGACCGACGTCGGCGACGCCATGAGCGCGCAGCTGGAGCTCAAGTTCGCCGAGGGCCGCCTGTACGCAGAATCCAAGCTTGCCGAGTATATCAAGCTTGCCACCGGCGGCACGATCTCGCTAGCTGTCAAGTACCTGAAAAAGAACGCGCAAACCATGTTTTATGGCTGCACGTCCGACGCCAGCAAGGAAAATCTAAAATTCTCGGCCAAGGACATCGCGAATTACGTCGGCGTCGGCTTTTACGCGCCGGATAAGATCGATGGCGTGACCAAGTACACCTGCGTGTGGGTGCCGAAGGTGCTGTTCGGCCCGCCCTCACTGAGCTACCAGACCAAGGGCGAGAACATCCAGTTCAACACGCCGACGACGACCGGAGAATTCCTTGCGGACGATTCGACCGACGAGCTGCTGCTTGAAGTCGAGACCGTAGACAGCGCGACAGACGCTGTCACATGGATCAAGGGAAAGCTGGGTGAAACTTGATGGAAACGACCAAGTTTGACTTTGTAGACTACGAATTCGAGGGCAGGACCTACCGGCTCGTCTGCAACATGAATGTTGCAGCGTATGTGCAGGACGAATACGACGGCAATCTTCTGCAGGCGCTTGACCGGATCCATGGAATCAAAAGCACGCTGGCCTTTCTGGCCGGCATGCTGACCGACGCCGCCGACACGCAGGGGATCAAGGACGAAAACGGGCTGCCGCTGGTATTCACCAGGAAGCAGCTGGGCCGGAAGCTCACGCTTTCGCAGACGATCGAAGCCGGAAAACTGATCTATCCGCTGGTCTGGGCGGAGGTAGTCGAGAAAAATCAGGCCGGAAAAGAGCAGAAGGAAGACGAAAAAAACTGACACCGCCGGGGAAACCGAAGCAGCTGGGCTTTGATTTCCCCGGCTTCCTCGCAATCTGGCTCTTCCGGCTGCATCTGCCGGAGCGGGATTTCTGGAAGACCATGAGCCCGCGCCGCATAACGCTCCTGCTTGACGCGCTTGCGCCGCAAAAGCAGCAGGAACAGCCGCAGAGCCTGTCGGCCTATCTGAACGGAGGCACCTAACATGCCGAACATCAATACAAAATTTACGCTTTCGGGCGAAAAAGAATACAAGCAGGCCATTTCCGAGATCGGCAGCGGCATGAAGGTGCTGGACTCGGAAATGCGCAAGGTATCCTCTGCCTACGCGCAGAACGCGGACAGCGTAGAGGCCCTAAACGCCAAGAATGACGTCTTAGAGCGCAAGATTTCCACGCAGGCGGAGAAGATCGAGTATCTCAAGGCTGCGCTCCAGCAGTCGGCCGAGAAATATGGAGAGGCAGACAAGCGCACCATGCAGTGGCAGACCAGCCTCAACAACGCCGAGGCTGAGCTGAACAATCTCAACAACCAGTTTGACGAGAACAAGCAGAAGATCGCCGACTCCAGCAAGGAGATGGGCAACCTCGGCGACGTGGTGAATGGCCTGACTTCAAAGCTTGGAATCCAGCTGCCGGACGGCATGAAATCATCCATGAACGCCATGGGCAGCCTCGATACCTCTGCGATTGCCGCAGCCGGCGCTTTTGCTGCCGTCGCGGCGGCCATCGTCAAGGCGGAAAAAGCCATGATCTCCATGACGAAGGAGTCCGCCGCCTTTGCCGACAACATCATCACGCTATCCATGCAGACCGGCCAGTCGACACAGCAGCTGCAGGAGTTTGCCTATGCGTCCGAGCTGATCGACGTATCCGTCGACACCCTGCAAGGCAGCCTCCGAAAGCTGACCAACAATATGCAGGACACGATGAACGGCACGGGAAATGCGAAGGCATCCTTTGAGGCACTGGGCGTCGCCGTGACCAATGCCGACGGCAGTATGCGCAGCGCGAACGACGTTTTCTACGAAACGATAGACGCGCTCGGGCAGGTAAAAAACGAAACCGAGCGGGACGCAATGTCCATGGACATTTTTGGCCGCTCGGCGCAGGATCTGAATCCGCTGATCATCCAGGGATCGAAAACCCTCAAGGCCTACGCTGACGAAGCCCATAACATGGGCTACGTGCTCGACGACGAGGCGCTTTCCGCGCTCGGCGCGGTCGACGACGCCTATCAGCGCCTGCAAAAGACGCAGGAGGGCGTGAAAAACCAGCTGGCCGTGGAGTTTGCCCCGTACCTGAAGGAATTTTACGGAGAAGCAACAAAAGGAATTAAGAATCTTGGAGATGCGGTAAAAAACTCCGGAATAGTCGATGCGGCGGGGATGCTGCTGCAAAACGTAACGGAAATAATAGCGCCGATGAATGAACTCTCAAACTCCGGGATTCCAAAACTTACGGAAGCACTAAGGCCGTTGGCTGAAATACTTGCCCTGATGGCAGACGCGGGGGAATTGTTTTCGGGCATAGCAGACTTTTCAACAGGACATATAAAATCAGGGTGGAACAAAACGAAACATGCGTTAGGGTATGGGTATGAGTCAGGAGACGGGAACAACTACCAAAAACTGCATGATTCGTTCGCGACACAAGATTGGGGTATATCCGACTGGGAGCTAACGAGCGCGTATGAGCACGCGCTGGACAGAGGAGACACAACGGTACTGGGGATCACGGAGGACGAGTGGAAAAGGCGGTATGTATCGAATTTCCTGCCGACTGGGGCATCGGGAACGAACTTTAGAAGCAAAACGGGCAACGCCTCCGGAACGGACAACTGGCGAGGCGGATGGACGCGGGTGAACGAAAACGGGCTTGAGCGGATCTTCCTGCCGTCCGGCTCCCGCATCCAGACGGCCAGTGAGACGCGCTACACCTCCGGCGATACCTACAACACCACCGTCTACGTCGACCACGTCGAAGACCTCGACACCATCCTCCGCATCGCCAAAAACGCGAGGATCACAGCCAGAATGGGGGCGAAGTAAATGCCGCAGGTGACAATTTACGCGAACAAGTCTGCGTACCTGCCCTATATGTATCCAAACACCAACGACCATAGCAGCGCAACTTTCATACCGGCTGACGAAAGAGACATAGTTTTAATTGGCTTTGCAGCAGTCCCTGAATCGGTAAAATTTAAAATCGTAGACAAGATTGCGCTATATCTTCATGGCGTTGGATCGTATGTATACAAAATTTATCAACACTTCTCGTTTAAGCCGCTGGGAGATACATTCGACGAAAATTCGGTAACATACAATAACAAACCGGATATTCCGGCTGGGGGTGTGCTGGTAGAGGCGAGTAAAAGCGACGCTGCACAGTGGTATCACGGCGAGAGAACTGCCGATAAATGGGGTATCCGCGGATGCAAATACGGGATCTGCGTGCAGGACGTTACGCGCATAGATACATCGCGCAGCAACTACAAGCCGTACATGGTTATAACTTACCTTGACAGCAATGCAACGGCAAGCGTGGGCGGGCTGACGCCCAAGAGCGGGTACATTCCAAAAACAAAGGATAACGTTTTTTCGTGGGGCATATACCAAACCGGACTTTGCATTGAGGATATCAAGGCCGCGTCAACGACCTTCCGCTGGCGCGCCGGAACCTCCGGCACGATCAAAACCATCGCCTGCGGAACGGCGCAGAAAGTGACCGTCCCTGCCGGGACGTTTACCGCAAACGAAATCCAGTGGTCGGTGTCTGTCACACTGAACACCGGCGCGACCGTAACAAGCGACTGGATCACGCTGTCTACCGCCGAAGCTGCCCCATCGGCCAAGCCGACATCGCCTGTCGGTGTTGTCATCGACGCCACGATCCCAAACCGCTTCAGCTGGCAGCACATCATTTCTACTGGCACGCCGCAGAGCAAGGCGGACCTGCAATGGTCCGCCGACGGCACGACGTGGAATACCCTCGCAACCGTAACGGGAGAAAACCAGTATTACGACGTTCCGGCGAACAAATTCACAAGCGGAACAAAATACTGGCGCGTGCGCACCTACAACACGGACAACACGGCGTCCGAGTGGAGCGACAAGGCGGAGTTTATCGCCATCAACGCACCATCCGCGCCGTCCATCGTCATCCAGTCCACCGGCCCGCGCCCGCGCATCACATGGCAGACCTCCGAGCAGGAGGCATACCAGCTGACGCTCTCCACCGGCTACGCCTCCGGCACGGTCTACGGCACGGAAAAGGCGTGGCGCTCCCCTGTTTATCTCGCCGACGGCAGCTATACTGTCCGCGTCCGCGTACAGAATCAGTACGGCATGTGGTCGGAGTGGAGCGCAGCGGCCCTGCCAATCTCGCACACCGAGGGCGAGGCAATCGCACTGTCGGTCGACGCGGGCCATGAGGCCGCACTGACGTGGCAGACCGCAGGCAGCTATGATTTTTATCTGATCGAGCGGGACGGCGTCGCCATCGCCCGCACCATCCAGAAGCAGTACGTCGACCACACCAGCATCGGCAGCGTGACGTACCGCGTGCGCGGCTGCTACGCAGACAGCGACAATTACGGCGTGTCCGATTCGGACACCGCCGAGATTCTGCCGGAGACCAATATGATCTGCGACCTCGAAACCGGCGTCTGGCTCGAAATGCGCCTGTCCGAGACGCAGCTCCGGACAAACCGCACCAGCTTCACCGCCGGTGTCTCGACCGTCCATCTGGCCGGGCTTGCCTACCCCGTCGAAGAGCGCAGCGAGCAGCGCGACCGCTCCATTTCCGTCGCCTGCGCATGGCCGCACAGCCAGCGGGCCGCCGCCCTCGCACTGGAGGCCCTTGTGGGCCGTCTCGTCTGCCTGAAAGATCATTACGGCAATATGGCCATCGGTACGCTTCCGTCGCTGGAAAGCAACAGCGACGAATTCATGCGCCGCTACGCCTTTACCGTCTCGCACACCAACCGGGAGGAGGCGATCGCGCTTGACCCGTGACGTCCGCTTCCGCGTCGACGTGCTCCGAAACGGCGCGCCCATCACGCAGCTGCAATGGGCTACCGGCAGCTCGCCGCAGATCATGAGCAGCCGCGACGCGACGATCCACGGAAGCCTCAAGGGAACGTTTCTGCCGAACGATACGGTAGATTACCTGTCCGACGAGCTGCGCCCCGTCATGACGATCGACGGCACAGAGACGCCGCTCGGCATCTACCGGGCCGCGACACCGAGCGTGAAAGGCGCAGCCGGACAGAAGCGCGTCGAGGTCGAAGCATATGACCGCGGCTGGCGCGTGTACAGCAACCGCACCGAGACCATCCTGCACCTTGCGGCTGGCTCGTCGTACATTACCGAGATCCGCAAGCTGCTGACGGCCTGCGGCATTGCACTCGTCATCGCGACGCCGTCCGACGCGACCTTGCAGACGGACCGCGAGGATTGGGACATTGGAACGAGCTATCTGACGATCATCAACGCGCTGCTCGAAGAGATCAACTACAACAGCCTCTGGTTCGACGCCTCCGGCGTTGCCCGCCTCGAACCGTATCAGGAGCCGAGCGCACAGAATATCGACTGGGCTTATGGCACAACGGAACTGTTCCTGCCGGAGCGCCATCCGGGGCCAAGCTGGTCGGACGAAGAAGATCTGTTTGACGCGCCGAACGTATTTATCTGCGTCTGCTCAAACCCGGATTTGGAGCAGCCGATGGTGGCAACAGCGGTAAATGACAACCCGCAGTCGCGGAAATCCACGTTTCGCCGCAATATGCGCATCGCGTCGCTCGTAAAGGTGGACAATATCGCCTCGCAGGACGAATTGCAGGCCTATGCCGACCGCCTGCGGAACGAGTCGCTGCTGTCCGCCCGTGCGATCACGTTTTACACCCTCAACGATCCCGGCCACGGCGTCGGGGACGTGATCGCGCTCACGCATGACGATATCGGCGGCATTTATCTCGAAACCGGCTGGCAGATGCAGCTGTCGGCCGGAAGCCTTATGACGCACTCTGCAAAAAGGACGGTGATCGCATAATGGAGGGCGTAGACAGCCTGTATACCGAAACCCCGGAGGAAGAAGCTCCGGCAGAAGAACAGCAGCAGCCTTTTCAGCTTGCGACCGTTGCGACGGTAGAGGAAGACGGACTGACCCTGACGCTGGACGGCGCGGAAGAGCCTACCGAGAAGCACTATAAATGCAACACGGCGGTAAAATTCGCGGCAGGCCAGCGCGTGGCCGTGCTGGAGCTGTCCGGCAGCAAGGTTGTCATGTTCGCCGTCGGCGCTCCGGGCGCGGATGCAGCCGTTGGTATCCCGGCGGGCGGCAGCACCGGGCAGGTTCTGCAGAAATCGTCCGGCGAGGACTACGCACTGGAATGGGGCACCATTGCAGGCCTCCCGAGCGGCGGGACAGACGGGCAGGCACTCCTCAAGGATGGTACGAAGGAATACGCCGTCAAGTGGGGCAGCCTGCCGGGGGCACTCCCGACCGGCGGAACGACCGGCCAGGTGCTGAAAAAAACATCCGCGTCAAACTACGCCTGCACATGGGGCAGCCCGGACGGCATCCTCCCGACCGGCGGAACAACCGGGCAGGTGCTGAAAAAATCGTCCGCATCAAACTACGCCTGCGCATGGGGCGACGTCAGTGGGACACTCCCGTCCGGCGGCAGTACCGGGCAAGTGCTCAAAAAGTCCAGAGGAACCGACTATGCAGTCGAGTGGGGCAGCCCTGACGGAATGCTCCCAACGGGAGGCACAGACGGCCAAGTCCTGCTGAAAAGCGGATCCAGCAACTACTCAGCAAAATGGGGCACGGTATCTCCGACCGTCGCCGCGCTGACAAGCGGCTCGTACAAGCTTACGCTGTCGAGCAGGACGCTCACCCCGTCCGCGACAGGGTTTGAAATCGGGACATCAAGCTATCCTGTGACAGTCAGAGGGGATGAGATCGTGCTGTATTACAATTCATACCGATACTGCACACTCGCATGCAATTCATCGGGGAAATTAACGGTAAACGGCACAGCAATCAATTAGGAGGACGCCATGAAATTATATGATATTGCACTTGCATCAAAGCCACTGCAAAAACTCATCGGGCAGGATCTTCCACTCCGGCAGGCCTACGCGCTCGCCATTCTGGCGACAAAGCTGAATCCGACGCTTGAATTTTACGGGAACCAGCTCATGAGCGGGCGGCCGCAGGCGGAGCTAAACGAGCTGGAGGCGGAACTGCCGGAATTCAAGCGGATCAAGCTGCCGCTTGATCTCGATATCCGGCTTTCTGCCGGGGATATCAAGTGCCTGGAACCGTTTGTGGAATTTGAAGGAGTTGACAAAGCATGATCCAGATCCACATCACCAAGGCCTCCGCGCATCTGTGCTCGCCGCCGGAGCTTCTGACGGCGGGCATGGCCAAGGCCGTGACCGTTGAGTTCGTGTTTTCTGACGATTGGGACGGGCTGACGAAGACCGCCGTATTTACAAACGGAAGGGCCACCATCGACGTACTCCCGGCGAAATGGGATGGAGATACCGTGACCGTACCGGCCGAGATTCTCGCCGTGGCGGGGCGCTATGCCCGCGTCGGCGTGTACGGCACAAACGCCTCCGGCGTCGTCCTCCCAACCGTCTGGGCAACGCTCGGCAAGGTGCAGCCTGCGGTGGAGCCGTCCGGCGATCCTTCGGCGGATCCCACGCTCCCCGTCTGGGCGCAGCTGCAGGAGATCATCGGCGACCTGAACAACCTCACCACCAAAGCAAAAGAGAATCTTGTCGCCGCGATCAACGAGGCGGCGAAGACCGGCAGCGGCGGCGCTGGCTCCATCGATCTGCGCACGGCAGACGGCTATATCCAGTATTCCAACGACGGCGGGGCGACGTGGGAAAACCTGATCGCCCTCGCCGACCTCAAAGGCGAGAAGGGCGAAAAGGGCGACACCGGCGCGACCGGCCCGCAGGGAGCGCCCGGCAAAGACGGAAGCCCCGGCAAGGACGGCGCCGACGGCGCACCCGGGCAGGACGGCTTCAGCCCCTCCGCCTCCGTGGCTCAAACCAGCACCGGCGCGACTATCACCATCACCGACAAAACCGGCACAACGACCGCCGAGATCAAAAACGGCAAGGACGGCGCACCGGGAAAAGCCGGCACGAACGGCAAGGATGGAGCCGACGGCGCAGACGGCACAACATTCACGCCGTCCGTCTCCGCTGCGGGCGATCTGAGCTGGACAAACGACGGCGGCAAGGCCAACCCCGCGCCCGTCAACCTCAAAGGCCCACCCGGCGCGGATTACACCCTCACCGACGCGGACAAAACCGAGATCGCGGCAGAGGCAGCCGCAGCTCTCGCCGGAACCTCCGTCCCCGCCCCCGCTTCCGCCGCCGTGGGCCAGATCGTCAAGATCAAGGCCGTCGACGCGGCGGGCAAGATCACGGAGACGGAAGCAGTGGATATGCCGACGGGCGGGGAAGACGCGTGGGAGAAGATTGGAGAAATAGATTTCGCGGCCGATGTTGCGGTGGATGTGCACGCGTGGACTTTTGATAATTTACCGGGATACAAAGCTCTGCTTTTCAAGCGGGTCAGAATGACGGGATCGACCGCTACTGCAAGCCTGTTGAGGTGTAATTTAAATGGGATTAAACCTGCCGCGTTTTCCGGGCAGATCCCGTATCAAAAATCAGGATTTACAGGAAGCGGCGTATCGTTTTACATTGCCACGCCAGAAGGAATCCTAAATGTTCTAACCGGTGCGGCGAATTCACCAACAAATTACGCTCAAGGGAGCTTGTTGGCTTCCTATAATTTGCTTCCCTTTATTGTTTCGCAGATTACGAAAATAGAACTGAGCGACAATGAGATATATCCGATTGCATCAGGCGAGCTTATCATCTATGGCCTGCGAGGCTCAATTACAACACAGGAGGGCACATGATGAAAATCTACGAAAACGGCACGATCCGCGAAATGACGGAAGCAGAAGTAACCGCCATGCAGGAAGCGCAGGCGCGGGCAGAGGCAGAGGAAAAGCACCGCCCGCTGGCGCAGGAGGAGGTGACGGCCATGCTCCTGCGCCAGCAGATCAACACACTGGCCGTCGATGATGCAACCGCGTATAGAATGCGGGAATTTTACCCGGAGTGGGCAGATGGCCAGAGCTACCCCGTGGGCTACAAGCTGCTCTACGGCGGCGAGCTGTACAAAGTTATTCAGGCCCACACGTCGCAAGCCGGGTGGAAGCCCGGCGTCGGAACGGAAAGCCTATTCACCCGCATCGACGAAACCCACGACGGCACAAAGTACGATCCAATCCCCTATAACGGCAACATGGAGCTGTTCGCGGGCAAGTACTACACCCAGTCCGGGCAAACCTACCACTGCACCCGCGACACCGGCACGGCGGTCTACCACCCGCTGGCAGAGTTGGTGGGGATTTATGTGGAGGTTGTAACCATTACATAAAGGAGAAAGATCATGGACACCAAGACCATCATCGTCACCCTCGTCTGCGCCGTGCTCGGCTCGTCTGCGCTGACGGCGGTTGTCAACGCCGTCGTCGGCGCGATACAGAAAAAGCGCGGCAAGGCCTCAACGCAGGAGGAACACCTAGGCGAGATCGACAAGAAGCTCGACAAGATGCAGACGCATCAGAACGAGCAGTATCTCGCAATTCTCCGTCTGACCATCATGTCAGAGGAAATGCCAATGGCAGAACGTCTGATTGCCGGAGAGAAGTATAAAAAAATGGGCGGGAACGGCGACGTGAAAAAGTTCCTGCACCAGCTGGAGGCGCAGTGCGGGCATAGCAGTGCGCAATAAACTGGGAGGCAGATATGCGGGTAAAAGGCAAGTGGAGCAAGGGCGAAATGGCGCGAACCATTGTGTTGTATCTGCTCCAGCTCATCACGACGGTAATTGTCTGGGCCTGCGCTCTGAAAACCGTCGCCGTCCTAATTGCAGTCATCCGAAGCCCGGAGCTCGGCGCGTCGGTCGACCTGTCAGACGTGCTCGGATTTACCGGCTGGGCAACCATCACAGAGCTTGGCCTGCTTGCCTTCAAGCGGGTTTTTGCGAAGAAAAATGAAACAGCCGAATAGCGAAAGGAGTAATTACACATGGACTACACACAGATCATCTCGGCAGTGATCGCGCTCATCAGCGCGCTCGTTTCGGCATTTTTGATCCCGTGGCTTAAAACCAAGATCGACGCCAACAAACTGCAAACCATCAAAACATACGTAGAGATCGGCGTAAAAGCGGCGGAACAGCTCTACGCGGCAACGGACGGCGAGGAAAAGAAAGCCTATGTGATCAATTTTCTGGCCGAACACGGAATCCGGTTCGACGTATCTACAATCGATCAGCTGATCGAGGCCGCCGTGCTGCAGCTGCACCACGAGTTGTACGGGAGTGAGCGGGCATGAGTATCAAGATCGGACAGGCCAGTCTTGGGGAAACCGGAGGACGCAACCAGCAGCCAGGAAACCAGACCGGCCGGGAACTGAATATCTCGCGCTGGTACAACGGGCACTGGCTCGGCATCTTGCGCTACAAGAGCCGCAAAAAGGCCGAGCTGGCCGCGCAGACGTGCGAGGCGGCCATTAAGAACCGGAACATCGGCTACGACATGGACAACAGGAACACGGCGTATGAGGCAGCCAGAGCCGTCGGGTGGGACGTGAGCAGGATCGCAAAGCCTGTGGAGACGGACTGCTCCGCGCTCATGATGCTCTGCGCCGTGGCCGCAGGCTGCGCGTCGGTCGAAGTGCTCTACCGTCGGCAGGGCAACAGCTGCACAACCTACTGTATGCTGCACGATTGGCCTTCGACGGGAGACTTCGAGCTGCTGACCGGCAGCAAATATCTGACGACGGACGCCAATCTCCTGCGCGGCGACGTGCTGGTAAGCGAGGGCCATACCGTGATGGCCCTCGAAGATGGAAAAAATGCAGAGGAGGAAATTGAAATGGTAGAAAAGAGCAAGATCATCGTGGACGGCAAGGAAGTCGCCGTTGAGCGTATCCTGAAAAACGGCACGAACTACGTCAAAGTCCGCGATATCGCCGCCGCGCTGGATCTCGAAGTGAGCAACAAGGGCAATATCGCCGTGCTGAAGCACAAGGAAAAGTAAGCCCCGCCCGGCGGCGGGCCGAAGGGAGTGACAGCGAATTACTGCGCGGCTGGCTCTGCCGAAGGAGCTGGAACACCTCACGCGCAGCGACTGGGAGCGCGTCACCGACGAGGGACTTTTAGACGTGATCGATCAGCAGATCGTGAAGCTTTATATCGTGCGCAGGCTCCCGCAGCTGGACGCGGCCGGTGAGATCGGCATCGACCGCAAGACCATCTCCCGCCGCCTGCCGCACATCTACAACACCGCCCGCCGTCTGACAGGAGCATAACGCAAAAAACACCCCGTGGGATGATCCCACGGGGTGCTTTTTTGCTTAGCGGTTATTCGGCAGGTTCATTTTTCTGCATATACGCGTCGATCCACCCACGGATCAAGGCGCTGGGCGTTGTGCCGTTTGCTTTTGCGGCAGACTTAAAATCGTCAGCAAGGTCGCGCCGCATCTTGCAGCTTACCAGCGTCATGTTTGTGGCGTCCCACTTGTCGCGGGCGCGCTTTTGTGCCTCACTCGGCATCGGAAACCTCCCAATTTGCGCGGCTACGCGGGAAGTCAATCTCAAAAACCGCCCAGTGTGCAGGAATCAACTCAAATTCCTGCGTGGAAAGATTGAAGGCGTTGCATCCATCCTTCCAGCCCTCCGCCCCAACGGGCAGATAAATCTGATTATCATCTGGCCCGTTGAGTGTGAAAAGGCCATCATGCTTCAGCGCACCACGAACTGTCCATGCTCCGTCGTATCGTTTCATCTGGAAAAATCCTCCCTGTTCTCATCGCCACATGGCGATGCACTTCGCAAGCATACGTCCGCTTGCTCTGCGGATGCTCACCGTTCCCTTAATTGCGTCACCGTCCAAGCGCTCCGCATCTTCGATATAAACGTTCATAATAGTTTCATCCTGCGTGAATAGGAATCCGTCACCGGCTTCGGTTTCGGCCACCCGGATAAAATCCGGAAGTTCAACTTCGGCGTGGAGCCAAGTACCGGGGAAGTTTTCCTTCGCCTTTGCCTTAATGATGATTTTGTCCGGAACGTTCCGGAAATCAGAACGGATGCGGTAAAGATGTGCAGTCATTTTTTATTCCTCCTCTAAATCTGCTTGCAGCTTGTCGAACCATGCTTCTGTTTCCGCCCAACTGTGGGCCGCGTACTCTTCATACGTTTCGAAGTCCCCGATAATGTATCGGATATTGGTAAGTCTATAGATTTCGAATGTGTGGATATCCGCGAAGCGTTCCGCAATCTTATGCCCTTGCAGGTTCTTGTCGTAAGGTTCGTCTCCTACTGGAGCCATAACCTTCGCCAGAATTTCCGTTTGTTCCTCATACCATGCGTCACGTTCCTCCTGCGTCGCAAACCGCATCGGTTCCTGCGCGCGGCCTGCATCGCGCCCGGCCTCCATGATTCTTGTGATTTCTTTTACGTTTTCCATTGTAAGTTCCTCCTTCTCAGCGCAGTGCATCGATGATCTTCGACGCGTTGGATTCATTTACGATCAGTTCAAGCTTCTTCACGATGTCGACGAATCTAATTTTGGAAGTGCGTGCTACGATTGCCGGGCGGTTTTTCTTGAACCACGCTTCAACAGATAGCCCCTCCGCTTCTGCCTGCTTTTCCGCTGCGGCGCGGCCCTCTTCACTCATGTTTTCGAGCCGGACTTTATCTTCCGCCGCGAAGAATCGGGAAAGCTTTACGCTGCAGCCGGAAAGATCGGAAGAGATGAACTTGGTGCGCAGGGACTCTGCATAAGCGATCTGTTTTTCGGAGATACCGGTGATCTTGGGAAGCGGATGCTCGGTGCCGAAGTTCTCGGCAATGTACGCATTCAGTTTGGAAGCCGCCTCGGCCTTTTTCGCTGCGGCATAGCAGGCCGGGCAAACAGTAACGTGTTCCGCAGCCCATTCTGCATAGGAATCTGCGGCGCTGCTGTTGGCGCAAGTGCGGACGTGTTCGAACGTGCCTCCGCAGATTTCGCATTTGCAAGTGATCTTCGCCTTTGCCATCTCTGTACCCTCCGTAGTTGGTTTTGTTTTGCTTTATCTTATGTACCTATTATATACCGTAATACCGTATATGTCAAGCGCTTTTTTGAAAAAATTTGAGAAGTGATTGAAAACAGGAGACGGTACACAAACGCCCCACAACTGTCCCGTAGATGTCCCCCGCGAAAAACCGGGATCCGGTAAACTGAGAATAGAAACCGGCCGGTTTACTACTTTTTCGGAGGTATTATTTATGGAATACGCAAGCAAAGGACTCGCAGGGACTGCGCTGGGCTTTGGCATCGGCGGCGCTGCGCTGGGGCTGGCAAACGGCGGCCTCGGCAATCTGCTGGGCGGCCTCAACCAGAACAAGAGATCGGAAGCCGCTGACGTCGCTGCGGCGGTTACGCCCGCCATGACGGTCGCCGCCATGCTCGCAGCACGGCAGCAGGAGCCGACGTGCAGCGAGAATATGCCTGTCTCGCGCTACGAGCTGGAGCGTGAGCAGAAGCTGGCCGCGAAGGACAGCGAGATCGCGCTGCTCAAGGCCAACACGTACAACGATCAGAAGATGCTGGAGATGTACGGGTATATCGACGGGCAGCTCAAGGACGTCCGTGAGGCGCTGTGCAAACAGGCCGTCCACAACCAGCGCACCGAGGACAGCTTTACGCTCGTAAAGCAGGACGTTGATTGCGTCCGCAAGGAGGCGCTCAGCGCGGTAAAGATGGAGGCCGAGCGGCGCTGCTGCGGCGACAATGCGCTGAAGACCTACGTCAACGCGACGTTTTATCCCAAGCAGGTCGCCGACATTACCACCGGCACCGCAACGACGGCGCAGACGCTCTACGATCCGCTCCCGAAGTGCGGCGGCTGCTGCAACAACTAAGCAAAAGGGGCGGCAATAGCCGCCCCATCCTTAAAGGAGGGAATCTGCAATGACAGTGACGATAGATCAGGCCATGCGCGGCGCGATGCGCTACGCGGACAATGAGGTCATCCCGCACCTGCCGGGCGGCAAGGGCATCGGGGCCGGGATCATGCTGGCGCTCATCATGGAGGGCAGCCGCGAGAAGATCCTTGCGCTGCGCGAAAATCCGGCGGTAAAGATGATGCAGATTTTTGACGACGCCGGAAACATCGATCTCGACAAGCTCTATAACGCGGCTCGGCCACGCTTTGAGAACAAGCTGACCGTATCCGTCCCGCTGCTGGGCGATATGCGATTTGATCAAAACGACGTAGATAAACTCTACCGGTACATACAGGAGGCGTGACAAGATGAAGGACTATATCACAAAGCTTTACGAAAAGCTGCGCGAGGCGATGGAAAAGCCGGTGACACTCGGCAGCGCGGAGGAAGTCGGCCTGTACGCGAAGACGATCCGCAGGCTGGAGCAGCTGGACTGCCGCGCAGACGAACCGGATGCAGCAGCGTTCGATCGCGAAACGGCCATACAGTGGGCCGAGCGCATGAAAAACGCCGACGGCTCGACCGGCCCGCACTGGACGATGGAGCAGACAACGGCCATCGCCGACAGCATGGGCATCCCGGAGCATGAGATCCCCCGCTGGGCTTGGGGCGTGACCATGAATATGATGTACTCGGACTACTACCCCGTCGCCGTAGAGTTCGGCCTAAACCGCCCGGAATTCTACGCCGCCCTCGCGAAAGCATTTCTGCTCGATAAGGACGGCCCCGGCCCGGAGCGGAAACTGATGGAGTATTACGAGAATATCGCGAAATAAAAAAATTCCCTCTCCAAACCGGAGAGGGAATTTTCATCTTTGCACGATCATCCCAATAACACCATTTATAAATATGATGTGTTCGGATAAGTGCATATCTGGTACGCCGGACGCGCCGAAATCCGAAACGGAAGGCGGCGCGAGGGCGAGGGCGTCGGCGTAGGTTACTTGGGCGGAATCAGCTACATTCAGGAATAATTTGAACGAATCATCGTACAGATAGATCGCGTTTACGAATAAATCTATGACTTTTTTGCGATATTCCAGATCGGATCGATCGCCAGTGCGGAACTGGCTGAGCCATACGACGATGTCCTCTTTTTTGATCTGGACGCGGCTGGCGATGCGGAGGGATGCAAGATCGGCTTCCAGCGCCTGCTTTCGGGCCTCGGCAGTTTCAATGCGCTCGTTGATCCTGCGGCGGGCGGCTTCCGCCGTTGCGGAGATCAGAGCGTCGACAAGCTGATCGATCTCCTTGTCGGCGTCGCGGATCTGCTTCTCCAGCGGCTTAATGCCGGATGCGTCATAGCTCTTTTGATACTCCGCCACAACGCGCTCGGCTGCGCCGTCGATCCAGCTGTCCGTCAGCACGCAGGAGCCGATATAATCCACGATACAGGCTTCGAGTTCGTCCTTGCGCTCATTGCGCTTTTTGCAGGTGTGCTGCTTCTTCCGCGCCGCGCAGGTGTAATAGTAATACGTCGCTCCGTGCCTGCCGCGCCCGCACTCCCCTATCATCGGCGCGCCGCACTCGCCGCAGAACAATTTCCCGTGCAGCAGGTATTCCACCTTCGCCTTTGCATGGCCGGGGGCCTTGGAATTCGCCTTGAGCCGGTCGCGCACACGCTTTTTCAGATCCTTTGATACGATGGCCGGGAATGCGTCTTCGATCACGATCTCGCCGAGGTAGTCATACCTGCCGACATACCGCTCGTTTGCAAGGATACGCTTTACCGAGGCTAACGTGAGCGGGTTCCCGCGCTGGTTACGGTAGCCGAGCCGCGCACAGTCGGCCACGATCTGCTTTTGCCCGGCACCGTCGGCATACTGCTCATGGATAAAGCGGACGATGCGGGCTTCGTCCTCGTTGATCTCGTACTGCTTATTCACGACGCGGTAGCCGAGCGGGGCGAGGCCGCCGAGGCTCAAACCCTTCTCGGCGTTCTGGCGCATCCCGCGACGGACATTCTGGGCAAGCTGGCGGGAATATTCCTCCGCCATGGCCTCCAGAATCGCCTCCAGCAGCACGCTCTCGCTGCTGTCGCCGACGCCCTCGGTCACGGACAGGACGCGCACGCCGTTCGCGCGCAGCTTTTTCTTGTAGATCGCGCTGTCATACCGGTCGCGGGAAAAGCGGTCGAGCTTCCAGACAAGCACAAAATCAAAAGCGTGCTTCGCGCTGTCCGAAATCATGCGCTGGAACTCCGGCCGCGTCTCTGCGTATCGCCCGGACAGCGCCCGGTCGCAGTATTCGCCGACAACGCGGTATCCGCGCTGCTGCGCGTATTCGCGGCATTTGGCAAGCTGGCCGTCTATGGATTGGTCATTTTGCCCGGCGGAAGAATACCGGGCGTAGATCACGACGTTGGCAAGATTCAAATTATCCACAAAAGCCTCCAAAGATACCGCTCTGGCTGATCGGGCCGGGGCGGTAATTTTCATGTGCGAATCCAGCCGATTGATGGGATGAGCACATCGGCCACAAGCACAAGGGCACACAGCGAAAGAATGCCCAAGAGGATGAGCGTCACAAGCCGGTGCATACGCAGGGATTTCTGCTGCTGGGCAAGCTGCGCGCGAAGGGCCGCGTTCTCAGTGCGGAGTTTTTCGGCATCGGAAGACTCGGCAGGCTCATCATGCGGGATGCCGAAATACTCATCCATAGAAACGCCCATCTCCCGGCAGATCGGACCGACCGTGTAAACAGACGGATTTTTGATGTCGCCGCGAAAGAACTGGGATACGGTGCCGACGGAAAGGTCGGTATTTTCGGCTACATCCTGATTTGTTTTGTGCGGAGTGATCGTCTGCTTCTGCTCACGGCACAAATCAGATAATTTTTCCTTCACAAAATGCCCTTCCTTCTAAAAAAGCAAGACGTCTGA